AATGTATACAGATTCAATGAAGAGAGCATTTCATGCCGTACAAGCACCTAAAGGCTTTTCGGTTCAACTTATTGACAATGAGCACTTCCTTACTATAAAATTAGATGAAAGACATTTTGCTGGGCTTACACATGATGAAAAGATTGGGGCCTTACAATATGTTGTTCAACTAAAGAATGCTTTAGAAATGGAAGGTGCAATTGTTTTGGTCACTAGAGAGGCGCTGAAGTAATGGAGAATATACTAATCATTTCGCTTGGTTCTTCTTTGGCTGTAGTTTTTGTTGCATATTTAATTACACTGAAGAAATTAATTTCATCAAAGAAAATATCAAACAAACTATACATTGATAACTTTGCTTTAGAAGAATATGTAAAGTTATTACAGAGCAATAAAGAAGATAAGAGCGATCAGCAAATACATCAGGAAAATTTCTTAAAGTTTTTATCTGATTCTCGTGACTGGGCTTTTGAATACATTGAAGAGTTTCAGGCTGGATTAGATGAGTTTGTTTCATCAATTGAGCCAGAAATCAACTACTTTAAAGAGTATGGAGATATAATTTCAATGTCTCCTAATTATTATTCATTAAAGAAGATAGTTGAAGAGTATGAAAAGTTAAAAAAGTTGCTTCCTAAACAGGAAGAACAGCAATAAATATATCCTAGGAGGAAATATGAATAAGAAGACACAGGCACTACTAGCGTCATATGGTCGCTCAGTACTTGCATCAGGACTTGCGCTATACATGGCGGGAGTTACAGATCCAAAGGATCTATGGACAGCACTAGTAGCAGCGATTGCGCCAGTAGCACTAAGAGCAATTAACCCTAATGATAAGGCATTTGGAGTACTTCCAGATGTTGAAGTTGTAGAGAAGGCTCTTAAGTCTGCAAAGGCACCAGTCAAGAAGAAGGCTGTTGCAAAGAAGGCTGCGCCGAAGAAGTAAGTCTATAAGTAGTTAGGGCCAGTCTTTTTAGGCTGGCTCTTTCTATGCTATCATGGAGATATATGTCAACAACAGCCCTAATTATGTGTACTTATATAAGGTTTGAGAACCTTAAGACTACTTTAGACTGCATAAAAAATCAAACTAATAAAGACTTTGACTTTTATATTGTAGACAATTCTAATAATAGCGAGAAGTTGTCAAAGTATTTAAATAAATTTGGACAAGGCATAGGTATCTCAGTTCACAGTTATAATAATGAGTTTAAACAATTTAGTAGGTTTCTACTTGCAAGAGATTTAGCAGAGCAAGGCTATGAAAATGTTATTTTTATTGATGACGACGAAATACTTCCACATACATTCATACAAGAGTGTCATGATCAATATGATCAGACATGTTTAAAATCTTTTTGGGCTCACAGAATAAATGCAAGATATAAAAGAAAGATTAAGATTGAGCGTGATGAGTATGGTAATTATGCTGGTACTGGTGGCTTAGTATGTGACATAAAACTATTTCTTAATGAAGACTTCTTTGACTGCCCTGAAGAATATTGGATTATTGATGATCTATGGCTATCCTATTATGTATTGAAGTTTACAGACTATAAGATTAAAGAACTCAAAACAGATATTAAGTTTATTAAAGATAGGAAGGCAACATTCCTTACGCTTGGAGATTTAAAACAAAGGTTCTCCGAAGAGTTTATCCTTCCAGAATCTGAAGGTATTGATCCCTTAGAATAGATGGGTCAAAGTTTTCAAACCCAATAGTTGCAGCCTTTTCTTTTTGTAACTGCTTATCGCTATTAACATATCTATCAATCTTTTTACCAAGTTCTCTAACATCTGCTTCATATACATCAAGTTTAATTCTTGTCATAAGTGTGCTAACCTTACTAGATGATACAAGCCAGTCCTTTGGAAGTATCTGGTTATTTGGAGATATGTCTGTCATAAAAACAGGAAGACCACTTACCAATGCCTCATTCATTGGCAAGCAAAGTCCAGCGTATCTTCTTGGAAGAATCATTGCATCAAAGCCATCATACATTGCAGAACGACTTTCAACATTTCCTATCTCAACTGTAAGCCTAGAGTCTTTATAGTTAATGTTTAGTTCGCTCTGGCTTCTAATAACTAATTCATAATCAGCCTTGGAGTGACGAAGCATATCAATGACAGTTTGAGTACCGTTTCTATCCTGTGAGGCAGCCTTGCCACCAATATGAAGCAGCCTATTATGGTCTTTAGATAGGTTATTCTCTCTTACAGACTTAAACTCATCAGTGTCAACAGGCGGCGGTATATGAACAACAGTGGTCTCATTACCAAATCTAGCAATGATATCATCTACCTTCCAATAACTTGGAGATATCATATAGGTAGGCAAAGGCATATCTGGCTTATTTAGATGATCAAGGAACTCATAGTTGTACTGCATTAAGGTTTTAACCTTACGTCTTTGAGCCAGGTGAATGAAGTGTGGATGATAAAAGGTTTCGCAAGTAAGAACAGAGTTTAGACCATCCATAAACATAGACACTTCTTGCTTTGTAGGAAAGCCATTGGTCATTGTGACATTATATCCGTCATACCATTCTGGATGCTGCTCATTATTATTAAACTTTGCAGAGTTAATAAGAAGGATTCTGTCAGGATTAAGCATTCTAACTAAATCTCTTGTTTGATTACCAAGCCCTGTGTTGTCACATCTTGCAATCATTCCAAATGTCATTCAGTATATCCCCAAACATCGTCATCTTGTGTAAACTTTCTTGTACCTGCACGACCATCTAAGTGATATGAGCGCTTGATACTGCCTTCTGGATGGTAGATCCAAAGTTTATGCTTATCCCATCCGTCATCTTGAACTACTCCATGAAACTTATCTTCAATGAATGTTCTTTCATCGCAAGCAGGAAGCACTACTTCTCTATAATACTTACTTAAACTAAGATGCGGTCTTTGGCTCCACTGAATAGTTTTCATAAATCCATCTTCAAGCCCAAGCATAAGATGATCATGTTCAACAGGAATTGATACTTCAAAGTGAAAACGAATAGTATTTGCTTTTTCATACTCAAGCATGTCTAAACATTTCTGCCAATCAATTTCCATATCAGAAGTTATTGGTGCATCTCCTTCTACATAAAGTATTGCTGCGGTTTGAACAAGTCCAATAGTTTCTCTCATCATGTTTGTTTGATGGCTGTGCTCATCAAATATAATTGGCAAAACATTTTTCCATTCATGAAGACATTTCCACAGAACCTTGCTCTTAAACTGATCGTAATCTTCTTTGCGTTCCAGCCTTTCTTCCCTTAGCCCATCAATTTGTAAAATGATCTCATTATTTGGAAAATGGCTACGAATAGAAAGGATTGTCTCATCAAGTATAGTTGTATCTGGATGACTTGGCAAGATTGATGTTACAACAACTATAGTTATATTATCTTTGTTCATGTAAGTCCTTCATAATCTCAATAGAAAAATCTCTTTTATATTTAATCCACCAACTAACAATCTTATGCATATTGTTAGGGTACTCTAATAGAATTCCTGGCAAAACTGAATTTAACTCACCCCAGTTATTCATTTTCTTAATTGGTAAATCATCTGGGTATACAAATGTAAAATAGTCTTGTTCTACACCCTTGGAATCAATAAGATCTCCAATAGGCATTGCTAACATTTCTATTGATTCAAAGAACCTAAAGGTATCAATTACCTGTGCTCCAGCGGGGCAAGGAGCCACCTTAGTCTTTGATAGTGTCTCGTAGTAGTCCTTTGGCTTTTGGCCCTGTGCAAAGCCTGCTGTGGGCTTGTAATGGGCATTTGGTAGAGACTCCATAGCCTGACCTAACTCTTTTCTACGGTCATGAGTAATCTGCCCACCAAAATAAACATCATATTCTTTAGTAGGATAATTAGGCAAATTATCTTTTAAATGTTGTGGAACTCCAACAAAAAACTTATTATATTTTTTGTGTTTTTGATGAGGGTATTGAACCCATATAGAAATATTTGGATGATCTATCTTATCTATATTAAACTTAGCAGACTCATCACCTGTAATAAACAATACAACCCTACTAGAGTTTTGAAGTTGCTTAGAGATGTAAGCCTCTTTGCCAGCATTGCCTTGTCCAGGTATCACCACAAAACATCTTTCCTCATTTGGAATTGAGTCAACTGTTAGTTGCTCTACTCCATTTCTTTCAAAGGTTGATCTTAATAGTTCATAGTCCCACTTACCGTCTGCAGAGTCAAGAGGATTTACTGAATATAGATATGCTTTAGGCTTGTTCATAGTAAAGATGAACCTCATGCTGATAGTCTAGAATTGTTTCTGTATATCCAATTTCTTTAATCCATTGTCTTAAGTTATATAGTGATTCATCCCATTGTTGCAGCATAAATTCTGGATGACCAGATAACCAAATCTTAGGTTTGTATTCTCTTAGCACCTTCTCAGCACCACCAAGCACACGCCACTCACTACCTTCTACATCTAAAGAGATAGCCGTAGGAGCCTGAATCCCATGATCATATACACAAGAATCTATAGTAATCTGTCCATATGTATCTCCTTCAAGGTATAGTTCTTTAAATCCATGGGCTGCTTCAATTACATTATTAACTTCTGGTGGCCATTCGTTGTAATAAATTCTTGCAAGATCATTTATCTTATCAGATGCAAAGCCAGGGATACATACCATAGGAAGTTCTAGATTATTTGCAGTCCAAGTTGCAGGAAAGTGTGACCAAACTTTAGGATTTGGTTCAAACAAAACTACTTCTGCACCCCACATTTGACACAGTGCTGGGAACTCTCCCTCTTCTGCACCAACATAATATACGGTGTCACCTTTGCCAATACGTTCTGACATATGTTTTAGTCTTGGCTTTTCCCAACCGCTTGGAAGATACCATTCTGCTCTATCTGCACGATGCTTTGGTAGCACTATTTCAAACTCTCCATTTAATACTGCTCTAACCATTTCTGTCATTTTTGAATCCATTCCATTAGAGATACCTTTGGCATCCAGCCAGTTAAATCTTTAAACTTTTGATTTGAAGCAAGTGTTTCTTGCACTTCTCCAACTCTTGGCGGGATAAACTTAATATCATTTGAAATGCTATTAGCAAGATCTAAGATAGAATAGTTACTACCAAATCCAATGTTATATACTTCTCCAAAACCAGAAGTTAATTCAGAGGCAATTATATTTGCATCAATAACATCTGATATGTGGGTAAAGTCTCTTCTTTGTGAGCCATCTCCAACTACTGTTAAAGGCTTTCCTTCTCCGTGCTGCTTCATAAATAGACCAATTACTGGTGCGTACTGACCTTTAAGTGGCTGCCTGTTACCATATACATTAAAGTATCTAAGAGATACAGTCTCCAAACCATATAGGTTGTAATAAACTCTTGCCAAGTTTTCTCCAAAAACCTTTGCTGTTGAGTATGGTGTTAGTGGATCAGATGGCTGTGTTTCTATATTGGGTATAGATGACTTCTTTCCATAGGCAGAGGAAGTGCTTGAGTATATAAATCTTTTTACATTATTTACCCTAGAAAGTTCAAGAATATTTGCAGTACCTACTGCATTTGATTCAATAGACTTTCTTGGATTGAGGATTGCTGGCTGAATTCTGGCATCTGATGCAACATGAAACACATTATCAACACCTACAAAAAGATCCTTAATGTCTTCATAGTTGCAGATATCATACTTATAATTTTGAGCCTTATCATTCCAGTAAAATGTTTCATGACATTCAGCAGATTCGTTATCTATACAGATAACTTCATGACCTAAACTAATTAGTCTATCTACTAGGTTTGAACCAATAAATCCTGCTCCACCTGTAACCAAAGATTTCATTAGATGCCTAACTCTTTAAGTATTTCTTTCCATCTATGAACATATGTGTGATCTTTTTTAGTTCTTTCATGGCCATTTAATCTAATGCGTTCTCTATCAAGGCTATCGTCAAGATACTTGTCTACCTTAGATTTTAGATCTTCTAGGTTGCCATGCTCATAGAAAACAATTTCATTGCCATCTTCAAAGTAATCTTCAAGCCCAACAATGCGAGGGTAGATAGTGAATCCACCACGACCAGTAGACTCAAATAACCTATCGCTAGTATAGTAAGGATACTTAAAGTCAATGTTTAGACTATCTCCAACTGCAACCTTGCTCTGTGCATAAATCTTATTTAGTTCATCACCACGTACTGTACCAGTATCTCCATCTCCACCTACATGAAGGAACCTATCTCCATATGTTTTTCTTAAAAAGTCTATTAGTTCTGAGCGATACTTGTGCTCATGGTGATACCTCTTGCTTCCAACAAAGATAACATCATACTTAAAGTCATATGGGTTATAGGCTTCATGGATGTAGCATTCTTTGTCATAGACACCAGCAGGAATAAAGTGACCCTTTACGCTGGTGTTCTCATTAAACCAGTCTGCCATAAGTTTATCTACAGTAAAGAAATGTCCAATTGTCTTATAGAAGTTATCTTCTTTAAGATCTTTTTGACGGTCAAGACCAAACCAAAGATCAAGGTGATAGGTGATTGTTGGAACGCCTGCCTGCTTTAGTTGAAGCAAAACATTGTCCATCGTAATACGACCAGTTGTTTCCCAGCCGTGAGTGTGTACCCAGATAAACAGATCTGAGTCTAAGGCCTGGTCAAGGATGACATGACTCTTTGCCTTTCTTTCCTGCAATTTTACAACGGTATGTCCAAGAGATTCAAGACTCTTAACATGGTGATTCTCACTACTATAAGAAACCTCAAAGTTTCCTAGAAAAACAATTTTAGCCAACGAATTACCCCTTTTAGTTTCATTCTATTATAGCATCTTTGTGTCCCAGGCAGGATTTGAACCTGCGACCTTTACCTTAGAAGGGTACTACTCTATCCACTGAGTTACTGAGACTTGGTACGCCAGGTAGGACTTGAACCTACGATAACCGAATTATGAGTTCGGGGCCTTAACCAACTTGGCTACTGGCGTTTAGGTTTAGGCTTTGGCATTCTCTCTTTAATCAATTCTATCACAGTGTCAATGCCCTCTGCAAATGCCATAGCATCATCCTTAGCCCAAAACAAGGTTCCGTCTTTATTAAAGGATGATCCACGGTAAACTAAATAGTCATTCTTAGTTTTTTCAAATAAGTCAATTAGTTGTTTCCGTTCCGCTGCAACTGTTTTTTGACAACCACTACAAGGGCATACCCAGTCACCACGGGATGGGGTTTGATTTGGATCAGCCATATTATTTCCTAACTACTACCTTAAGTTCTGGCAGATATAAATAGTCTATATTAGAATTATACAGTGTCCAAAGTGCGTCGTCAAGTGTTTCTACTATGGTGTTTCCAGCAAGATTAAATGATGTATTAAACAGTATTGGTACACCAGTAATTTTTCTGAATTCATAGATTAGTTCATAATAGTTTATATTATCATTCTTTTCAAGAGTCTGAACCCTGCAAGTTCCATCAACATGAGTTATTGCGGGTATAAGTTCTTGCTTATCTTTTAAAACATCTACAGCAAACATCATAAACTTTGACTCATTTAAATGTCTAAGGTCAAACCATTCTTTTGCGTGTTCAATCATAACTGTGCCAGCAAAAGGTCTAAACCATTCTCTCTTTTTTACTGAGTTAACATGATCTTTGCCGTCTCTATCTCTTGGATCATACAAAATGCTTCTATTGCCAAGAGCACGTGGTCCAGACTCTGAGCCACCTTGATATATAGCAACAATATTTTTATCAGCAATTAACTGTGCAACATCTACTGGCGATACATTCTCTATAATGCTGTGATTGTTTAAAAGGTTATTATCATATTTATATTTTGGACCATAGTAAATGTCATTTCTTTTCTTTGGTTCTGTGTTATTTGATAAAGCATGATGGATATATAATGCTGCACCTATCGCATTACCTGCATCACTTGACACTGGTTCTATATATATGTTTACATCATTGGGTAATTGCTTTAGCAAGTTATAGTTTGATACGCAGTTCAGGAAAAACCCTCCAGACAAGCAAAGGTTTTTTTGTCCAGTTTGTTTTAGCATAAATAAAATATAGTCTGCAACTTTTTCTTGTATTTGAGTTTGTAATGCATATGCAAAGTCTGCTTTTTCTTGAAAGTTATCTTCTAAATTAATTTTAAAGACATACTCTCCATTTTCTATTGCAAAAATATCATCATTGATTAATCCATTTTTATAAATAGATGGAAACTTTTTATTTGGTTTTCCATAGGCAGACAATCCCATTACCTTGCCAGCATCAAGATAATCAAAGCCAAGGTTAAATGCTGTAATCTCAAAAGCATGTGCCTCAGAGACAGTGTTTGTTGCATAAACTCCTGGACCAATCTCACATGGTGAAAATTTGGAAGGAACTGGAACAGTTACCATCTTATCAATCATAGTAAAGTTATTAGGGTATGATCCAACAAACGCTGTAGATGCTTCTTTACCAACAATATCGTTAGAATAGTTTTCATTATTGAAGCAATATTCTGAACCAGCACCATCTTTAACTATACATAATGCGTCTGTAAAACCAGAATTATAGAACGCTGTTGCTGCATGCATTTCATGGTGCTTGTCCCAAAGATCATGAACTGTTATATTGTTTTGTGTGAAAGATTTTCCTAGTCCAAGAACCATTGCTGTGTATGCATCATTATGTATATATTTATCATATACAAGTGTTGGCGAAAACCCAGATAAAACTATGTGGTCCACATGGTCAACGTAATCTTTTATTTTAGACAAAGCCTGAAACTGAAACTTGTCATGCTTTATGTTTGAAAGACGCTCACCTTCAAGATGAAACAATAGTTCTCCATCTTTTAGTAAAGCAACAGACCCATTATGTGTAGTTTTATTTATTCCAAGAATAATCATTATTCGTATTTCTTCTTCTTCCAATATGTTTTCTTATACCATCCAGATAATACTAAATTACTTCTTTCTTTATTCAGCATTGAGTTTTCGTAAAGACCCTCTTCTTTTATTGCTTTCCACTCTTCTGTTTTAAATGGTATTAGTTGTGCAATTGGGGTTCCTTGTGGAATTACACCTTCAAAGTCATTTTTTAGGAAAAAGGGTATTCTTCCAGGATGCATAGTAAAACTATCAACTACCCCACTTACAGTAATAAAGGGTAGATCAAATCTATTAATAGGCTGCACGATTAGCATACTGTATCCGTCAGGGATTTCTATTGAAGTATGCATGACCCATGCAGTTGATGCTGGACTATATCCTACTGGAACTGGTAGTTCTCCAGAAAACTTTGAGTCTCTGAACTCAACAAGGTCATCTTTGCCACCCCAAGTTATTTCAGATGCAAATTCTCCTACCTTCTTTACCAATACATCTCCAACTAGGGGAATATAGTATCCAGTTGTAAGCGAGTCAAAGAATGGCATACAGTGTTTAATTGCTGTATCATAAAATGCTGGCTCTCCATTAATCCACTGCTTAGTATCTTTATACCATTTTGGAATAATATTTTTAATTGGCAAGATTGTTGGATATATTGAACTAGAAGATTCAGTTTTAATAATTTTTTTACTCATGACTATCTCCGTTTTCTAGTTCCCACATTTTCCAATAAAGATTATAATAGTATTGATCAAAAGAAAATCTCTTCATATGTTGGACAACAGCACCAGTATGAGCAAAAAGAGGTATGCCAGCCTTCTTTAATTTTCTAAAAAATACAACATCTTCACTTACAAACTTACTGCCAGGGTATTCCTGCTCTGCAAATAAAGAGTACCCTGGATCAATCTCTTGCATTTTTGAAATAATTGATTTGTGCATTAACACTAGTCCAAAACCAGCACAGTCAACCTGTATTAACTGATTTTCAGGCATTGGATGAACTGCTTCTAATGAGTTTTGCTCTCCAGTTTCAAAGAATAATGCTGGAAGTGGTTGCATCAAAGGCATTTCATTTTGAGATGTAATGAAGTATGTTCCAGTTACAACTGGATGAACCAGTTTGTCTGCTGAGTCCCAGATAGTTTTTAGTACTTCTTTTGTAATCACAATATCTGAGTCTACCCATAGTAACCAATCTGTTTTTACGTTATTGGCCCATTCATCAAAAACAACCTGCCTCTGTCTTCCAATTTGATTACCAGTTACACGAATCTTTTGCTTAATGTTTACTCCGATATCTTTGGCAGAAATTACAGTATTTAGCATTCCATCTGTAAATCTTGCATCAGTTAATCCGTTATCACACCAGGCAATTGCAACTGTTTCATCTTTAAAATGTGTCAAAATAATCCCCAATAACTACTTGTATGTTTTCTTTGACCATATGTTTTTTACATAATGGTTAACTATTGTTCCTTCAAAACCACGAGCCATCGCTTTGTCAAACTCATCATTTTCAAAAAAAGAAAACTCAGATTGCCAAGAATCTCTTTTGAAAGGAGTTATCTGTATCAAAGGAGTTCCTTTTTCAATTATACCTTCAAAACCATCTTTAAGCCACATTGGAACTGTAAGATCATGAATAGATTTATCAGAGTCAATTACTCCTGGTATTGCATGTAATGGCAAGTCTCTATATCCAAATGGCGATGTAACTAAGCAAGAGTATCCACTTGGAGTTATTGGAACCCATCCGTTTAAGTATTTTAAAACCCCATCACGATATCCAGGAGGTCTTTCTACCCATTTTGCGGAAGGTCCATGTATCTCAAATATACCCCTAGAGGTTCTCCAACTTAGACTTGGCTCTCCGTTATCCTCATCTTTATAAGAAACTAAAACATCAGCCCATAATGGAATTATATATCCAGTTGTTATGGCATCAAGCATTGGGGTACATTTTTTTGCTGTGGCATTTGAATGTCCACGCTCATTTACTATTAGTTTTTTACCATCAATGTTTTCGGGTGAAGGGAAGTATGGTTTCATCTCACGCCACCACCTTGGTATAGACTGAGATGCTGGGAAAGGTCTTAACTGTGTGTCAAACACGTACTGATCAAGTGCACGAAACTCAATTTTTTTTGTCATTATACAATCTCTCCATTAATAAACCTAGCAACCATGTCAAATCCTTCTTTGAATCCATCATTAAAGTCTTTATTTGAAAAATCTTGCTTTGGCATTCTTTTTAGTTCATCTAAAAATTCATTTCTTATTTCAGATATAAACTTGCAGGTGCATTCATTAAACTTATAGTTGGGGTGAAGAGTTTTTTTACAATAAGCATCATGAAATTTTTTATTATTTATCTCTTCTTTTGCTTCATCACAGGCAAGACATTGAAAATTTTCAAACTTAGGATCTGTGTATGCCTCTCCAAGTTCATTAATAGTATATTCTTCAGTCTCTACCTTCATGCAATATGGATGAGAAAAAGGAACAAAGACAATTTCACCATTTGCCTCAAAAAGTTTTCCCTTTTTTGTACCATTCATAAAAATAGCCATTAGTCTTTATACTCCTTGTTCTGTACATAAGAAACTATCCAACCAAAAACAAATCCAACAAGAATTAATAATGCTTCCATTATACACCCCTAGCCAGCCAAAACATTTCTTTGTCGCAAGGGCAAGTAATTGAATCTCCCAAGTCATGAACTTCAGACTCAATAGTGATTACTGTATTACATTCCTGACACTTATAGATCTTTTTCATTGTCAATCTCCAGTCTTTCTTCTTTTCTCCAGTGAGCAAAGGACTTAATATAAACTGCTGCATAAGCAACAGCCATTGCAATAAATCCATACTGGTTTGTTGCTAGGGCATACATAATCCATAAACATTCATTTACGCATAAGATAAGCCATCCCCATATAGTCTTACGACCAACAAGGAATATTCCAGTTACACCAATGACGGCAAGAATCCATGACCACATATTATTTACCACCAATAGCAATAACTGCTAGTAGGAATCCAATAATTAATCCAGAAAAACCAAAAACCATATGATAAGATTTTTGATAATGGTCAATAATTATTTTATGAATTAGGTCTTTTGGAATCAACACATCCTTACCATTATTCTCAATTATATACCTTTTCATTACTCAACCACCGTAACTGGAATCATAATGCTGCATCTTTCGCAATATCGGTATGTTGCGCCAGTAAATGGGCAAGACCCAGCAGGAACAAGTTCATGCCCAGAAAACTTACATTTGATAGATTTAATTAGACTGATTAGCATCAACTTCGTTTTGCCCTCTCGCAATTGCAGCAGAAATTTTGAATGCCTTTTGAGTGCGACGAGACTTATTTAGACCCTTAGCAGCCCAAAGATCAGATGTAGCGAGTATGTCTACTGCAATCTGCTCTCTTATTTCTTTTACGGTAAATACAATAAAGTCCCAGACCTGTTGCTTCTGCTCATCTGTTAGTTCGTCTGTCCAGTTACTCATCTTCTTCCTCAAACTCTCTTAGTGCATTCTTGTTCTTAAAGCAATTATTGCAGTCTCCGTTTATCAACTTGACCCCACACCAATTACAAAACATATATCCATTATAGCGCATACCCGTGGCACAGTCAACTATGGTATGATTCTTACATGGACTGTAAAATATGTAATATTATAATGACCCCAATAATCTATGGGAGCGTTACTCCAGACCTTATTTACCGTGCAAATTGCGGGGAATTGATAATAGGTGATCCAAAGGCTATAGATAAGCCACACTGGTACTGCAACACCTGCACAGAAGCCTTCTAGCCCCTGCTACCATCCCAATCACCAATCTTTGTAGTAGGAATACCATACTCAAACCACAATCGTAATACTGCTGGATTATCGTCTACGGCATGGACAACATTCCAATGTTTCTTAATCTTATAAAGGATATCTTTCTTTACCTCATAGTCAGGTCTGAAGTCTCCATCTTTACGCATATAAAGTGCATGATGACCAATATCGTGTTTAGCCATCCACATAGAGGTAACTCCACGCCAGTATTCTCTGCGTGAAGTAACTACAATCACATGCTTTTGATCAAAGAAAGCCTTATTAAGCATTTCAACTACTTCAAGGTTTGGCAAAGCATTGATAGATTCTTCATGGAACTTGTCGTAATCTTTCTTAAAGTCTGGATCATCATTAATATTTCTAACATAATGAAGGTATGGACTAACATCTGCTAGTGTTCCATCAACATCAAAGATTATTGCATCATGCATTTTTTAGTGTCCTCACTATTTCGTGAAACTTATCAAAGTCGCACACATTCCTGCCGAAGTTGGCAAATCTTGTTGTAATAACTATGTTATCTTTGGTGTAATCTCCATTAACATCAATCTTATCTATACTAGGACACATAGGGTGCTTTGGCATCCAATCAGGGTGTGACTTGTATAGAAGGTCTAAATCTAATTCTACACCAAACCAGTAGCATTTGCCAAATTGCCTATCCCAGATTTCTTTTAATTCATCTGGTGTAACATAAATCTTTGCGGGGATCCAAGGTTGCTGTTGTGAACCTGCAATACCACCAACACTAGAAGCCTTGCCTTCCATCCTGCGCTTATTGGTAGAGGAATTAATGATAGTCCAGTTACCATCAGCATCTTGTCTTACACCATTAGACAGGATGGTTGACCAAAGTTTCTTAAAATGATCTCTCATATATTACGAGTGCGCCACATCATATACTTGTTCACAATCTTTCCGTAAAAAGTCGGGGTACACCTCTTAATACCATCTTGTCCCCAGTGATCAAGCATAAATAGGCTTAGTCTAGCCTTATCCTTAGTGCGAACATATGCACCACATGTCCAACAGGTTTGAGAAACATACCTGCTTAACTTCTTATCAAAATCAATCTTGTTCTGGAATATCATGAATTGACTTATATCCTTTCTTCACTATCCAAATAGAAAACTCAATGTTGGCAACAATGTACCCAGCAAGCATACCAAATAAAAACTTAAGCATTAGTCACTGACCTATGATCTTTCTTTAAATGATTAGTCAAAGTTGCATGTGCAAAAGGTGAGCGTGATTCAATTTCTTTTTTACAAATATCACAGATTACAATTCTCATGCGTTCCAAATCCAAATCGCTAAGGCTGTACACAAAACAAATGGTGTCAGCGAAAATAATATAAAGTCCATTTTTACCCCTTTATACAAGTATAGCAAAATTACTCAGGTTTGTCAAATTCTTCCCAATAAGGTATTCCATCCCCATTATAGTCTTTAAGTCTTTGCATTAACTCTTGATGGTTAGGGTCTTTAGCCCAAGCATCCTTGATTGCATCCATATCTAGTTTATATACTGTCCCCCACTTAAAATATGGTTTATAGAAAAGATTTGACATATATCCGTGGTATCTATAGACAAACCCACGGATCTTAAGATCGTCACAGCGCAAGAATTTATCTAGATGATAATGAGCAGGTATCTCACAAAGATTAGCAAACCATCTAAGCGGAAGTATCTTCGTCCTGTGTTCCTTTATAAAGTTCCATTGGAACCCATCGTAATCTTCCATCTTTATACTCTCTTTCATAACCAAGTGACTTCCAGTCCATCTTCATAATCTTAGGCTCTTTTGGCATTAACGCACCAAATCTTTCCGTCTGGCATTGTCTGGTGTGACTCCCAGAACCAATCAAAACTACTGTTGCCGTTGCATGAATAACATCTGACGATATCTGTCATAATACCTCCTGTATAGCCTTAATAATAGCATCTGTCTTAGCCTTAGTCAAACCACGAAGTTCATAACTAGGAAATCCAACTTTATCGTTTTCATCCCAGTACTCAGTACCGCTTAGTTGTCTGATAGTATCTTTAAGTTCTCTCTTTAACTTATCACGCAAAAGAGTGTGGGCCATTTCTTCTGTAGCACATCTAGGGCTAGTCCAATGGTCCAATATATATCCGTGATGATATGCAATATAGTATGGTTCCTCTCCATATGACCAGGTTTTATGAATATACCAGTGACAATCACGATCCTTGTGATGGTCTTGGTTTATATATTCATACCATATGTCAGTTAGTTTAGTTATTTCTTCTTCTATGGTCATTGAAAATCCCTTGGGCTAAACAAATTTCTCCATGAATGAAATGCCCAACCATTGCGGGTACGATAATAAGTAAGTTCAAATATAGCATACTCAGTTCTTACATGATCAATAACTGTTTGAGTTATCTCTGAAGTATTATAAAATTTACCCTGCATTGGTCCATTAATTGCGATCATGCTTTTCTCAATTCTGCTTTTAGTTCTCGTTTAATAGTTTTCCACTCATGCTCATGATAGTACCAACGATTAGCATGATCATTAATAGCATAGGCTTCTACTTCTTCTGCAGTCCCCCAGAAAATACCCTTTACGATTTCTTCTTTTAATTCGTTAACCTGCTCTTGGTTTTCACAACTTTCAAGGGCATCACAATAAGAGCATGATCCATACCCAACTACAGTAAAGCCAAACTTATTGCCATTTTTTAGTAGGTAGACATAATCACCCTGCCAATCACCAATGTTCCAATCTTTAATAATAGTTCCAGCAGATGCAACTAAAGAGTCATATGAATCTTCTGGTAAAAACCATTCATCTTCCATTACATACACTCCTTACTATTTTGAATTACTGCTGTACCTTTACCATTAATAATTAAATTAGTTCCATCACAAACTTTATTAATGTTACCAGAAATATAAACCCTACCCTTGCGGGGATCTTTATTAGGAGTATCTGTTATTGTTAAAAATAAACCAATAAACATGGCAAGTGCAACTGCTCCAATAATCATGAGTGCATAACCATAATCATTTAGCCAGTCTTTTTCATAAGGTCTGTTTAAATAGTTCGCCATTAGTATCCTCCTAGACACTCGTTACGGGTATGATAAAGCCTAATCTTAACCATGGTTTTCTTATTTGGTGCGTAGAGTTCTTCCCCACAGCAAGCAGTTTTTAGATACCACTCCTTAGCAAAGAAATCATACTTAAGACCAGTAGCCTTGGCATACTTATTGGCTACAAAAGTTTCAAATGGATCTGGAATCTCAAGACTGGCTAACATCTGCAACATCCTGTGCTGGGATACATTCCATACAGAATGCAACGCCAGTAGCAGACACCCTACCATTGGCGGGATTTACAAAGAAAGTGCTCTTCTCATCAATATGCCTACGGCATACATAACATTTTCTAGTCATTATAACCTTTCACTAGGTCTAGCACTACACGAATACCATCAATATGGTCCATGTTGTAATCAGCATCTTTACGAGACTGGAGGAGGGATTCAATCTTCTCTACCAGGTCATACTTTATCTGATCATACATATCGTTGACACGCTCAACTGCATCCTCTTCATAAAAATCTAGGTCTACAATGAAGTCGTTGATTAATAGGTCTTTTGTATTGTTTGTCATATATCAATTATATCCTTTCGGGCGAGTAAAGTCAAGCGCAAAAATAGGGGTTAAAGTTCGGCGGAATAGAGGGATTTAAACCTCCCTATGACCTACACGGTCACTATCGGTTAGAATGGCCCATATACAGCCCATACTAAATAACCTATAACTTCATCTGATCGTCCTTTTTTCATCATCTCATCTGGAGACATGTCAAAGTGAGTGTTATATCCGTATAGCCATTGTCTAATCTGTAAATCATCGCTAAGCATCATTTGTAGTAATGACAGAATTATCTGATTGTCGTTCATCCATCTCCTTTGTCCACAATATGAGACACTTGGTACATGTAATACCATCCTGTCTCATATACCAAGTATGGCTACACTCTTTCGGCATGAGTTGGCCAATAGTATAAACATTTATCACAGCAAGGTTTGGCGGTATAGGATTGATACTCTGCATAAATAAGAGCATCCTTCCTATATAGATTAGCCTTATGGCTTTCTACTACACGCTTAACATGTTCTGGCTTCTGCCAAATAGGAAGTGACTTACCCCACATATGGCTAAAGGCTGACTTGAGGGTTTTAAGGTTTGATACATTTTTATCAGTCTTGATACCACGCCAGTCTGCTTCGTAAACCATATGATCAATGTAGTCCATAAGGGAGTTCTCAGCGTTCTTCCACATAAGCACTGCTGGATGGTTTCGCCAAGCACCAGACTCACTAGCGCCAGATAAGACTTTGAGTATTTGATATCCTTCTAGGATTTGTTTATTAAGGCGCTTAGAGTCTAAGGCTTGGGCTGAGTATTCGTAATCTGATGACGGTAGAAATGTTTGCATGTATCTAGTATCTCACCTTTGAGAAGGGTTGTCAAGAAGCCTTTGATAGATAGTACTTATATTCTGAAACTAGCCTAGCCTTCTTGCGTGAGTTACATTTTCTACATAAAGGCTGAATATTTCCAATAGAGTGATTTCCTCCACGGGATATGGGAATAATATGATCCATCGTAATGTCATCTTTACTACCACAGAAAGCACAGGCAGATGCATATAAGGCTTTTAACTCACGCTCTGAGATAACGAAGGTTTGGCTATTGAGGATAGCCTTGCGTTTAAGATGAGATGTTCTCACATTATTTTGATACTTTAGTTTATTATTTTGATTCCAAACCTTGGCTCGCTCAGTACGCTTTTCACGAGTTGCTTGGCGATAGAGTTGTTTCTTTAAAAGATAGTCCTTATCTTCTTTTTGTTTTTGCCATGACTTCTTGTTAGACTTCTTAGTATACTTGCGGACTTTATCTGGATTAGCCTTCTGCCAGGAACGAGTATAAGCCTTATGGCAAGGTTTACACTTTGAGGCAGTTCCATAGAAGTTATCTAGTTGTAACTCTTCTTTACATTTTGTACAGGTTTTAGTCATAGTCTACAATTGAATAGAAAATATCATCTACGGCTTGATCGGATAGGTCTGGAAACTTAGTATTAATCTCACAGATTGCACACTCACACATGGTAACTCCTTTAATATTAGAAGCCTTTTTTCGTCATGCTCAGGACTAGATAAAAGATGGGAATGGCTTCCCATGTAGGTGACTAGCCTACTTTACAAGTATAGCGATTTTGGCGGGGGAAGTCAAGATAGGTTCGTAATCCCTAGTATAACAAATAACCCTAGTAAGGACATATCCCAGATATGCCAGATAGCCCCATAGCCAGAACAACCCCAGAGTTATTTATCCCCTGGTTTTATACCCTATAACACCTTAGAATGAATCATCTTAAGGTATTGCAGACACTTAAAGTAAATGGCGTTTTACTTTAAAATAGGGAAATGTTTTAAAGTTTTGGACATAGTTATCCACAGGTTTATCCACAGATAAATCTTACTGTTATTTTTTAGATATGGTTTACACCTGGTTTGATAATGTCTAATGGGTTACTATTCATTTATAGATGGGCGTTCGTAATGTCTGCTGGCCCAAACCCCCTACCACACAAACCTTCATATGTCAAACCTTCATATCCCGATAGCGGATTATACCCCCAAACCTCATATTTGTCAAACCTTTGTATCCAAAAAACCCTAGACAAAATGTAGCAAAATGTCCAGTATTTGTAGGAAAAATGATTAAAAGGTTTGGATAATATTCAAAAACCAGGGAAAAAGGTTTGATATCGTAATGTCTTATTTGGGTGTAGTTATACTAGGGGGATTTGGTATGCTTTGCTGGATCCCCCGTGATTTTTCCCCTGGATCGTAATGTCTGATAGGCCTGACAGTGATGCTGGGTGCGGGGATCGTAAAGGAAAGACTTGACAAACCTTTATAGTTGGAGTATACTGTGCCCCGAATATGGGGATATAAGGTTTGGGATCGTAATGTCCAAAAGCCCCGTGAATTTTTTTCGAGGGTTCGTAATAGGGCCTTTTGGTGGTTCGACTATTTCTTGAACCCTGCTGCGTCAAACATCTCATCTAATGAGTCATAGGCTACTTTATCATCAATGCCTAGAGCCGCAATCAGGAAGTTGAATGTCTCGTTAATGTACGCCTCAGAAGCGGGGGTAGAGATAACGATACTTTCATTAATAAAATAAGCAAGAGGAAGACCCAAATCGTTATAGCCAACAAACTCCTTTAGGTCATCCAAGTCTCTATAATCAATCCAGAACTCAGCAAGGATCTCACACATATCATCAAATGGTGTCATCTTCATCTACCTCTTGTTCTAGGAAGAAATCCTCAATAGTCTCAAACTCTGTCTCTGCACCGATATCACGGATACTACACATAGTGTCATAGATGATATCAATTGCTTTCTGCCCTGCCTCAGTAGCCTCTGCCCAGCCAGCAGAGATAAGGTCTGCTAGTAGAAGCACATCATATGCCTCTTCCCAAAAGTCGGCAGGAAGGAACTGTGCCTCTCTTAGTTCAGGTTCTCTATCTGCAATGAATGAAAGAATGTCTGCTCGTGTTATCATTCGTCCTCAAATCTCCAGTTTCTGTAGTCGTGGTGTAACTTTGGTTCTTCTCTTACTTTGTGTCTCTCAAACTCTGCTGACTCTAATACTACCATTAGTCGGTTAAAGGTTAGTTCAGGCAATACCCTCGCTACCATGATACCAAGTTGCTCAAGGTTTAGATTAAGGTCAGAGACCATGATATTAAGTTTTTCTGCTAATTTTTCTTCTTTGCTTGCTCCGCTAACTCTGCGTACGCTATAACTCATGATACTCCTCTCTATCCATTATACCAAAAAGTAGGGGAGAGGGCAACCCACCACAGATGCCCCCTCACCCTGAACTGAAGTGACCCTACCCCAGTTCTTGCTCGGCCAAAACTGTATGATAAGCAATATAATCAAACACTGTATGGGTCCCTGTCTCATCAATAACAGTATTATTAGTCAGGTCAACGGTCACGGGAGAGTATTGCTCTTCTCCGCCCATGTCATCCAGATAGATGCCAAACCCTGTTTCTTGGTTCCACTCATGTCCGATAATATTACTAATGATGATACGTAGTGCATATCCAGTGTCACCTTGAATACGTGGCAATGCGGCCTGTAGTGCCCTTGCTAGGTCCTGCTTCTTGGTATCCCCACCCCAATGGCTATAAAGGGTCATGACACCTTGCTCAGTCTTGAAATGAAAGTTAGTTCTAGCACCCATCTTATTCGTCCTCATCTACTCTGTCTAGCGCTACAATTGATAAATCATATAGTATCTCTTTGTATACCTCGTCTTGCTCATCAGTATCTGTATAAGCAGTGAAGTTCATGTATTGGCCAGTAGGCTCGTGTATTACTTCAATATTCCATTTAGGCATTTGCTTCCTCAATCTCCTTCAGTTGTTCGGGGGTAGCACAGAGAGGGCAGCATTCCCACTCATAGAACTTATCATTAATTAATTGGCCATCGTCTTCAATCTCTGCTTGGCAACCTTCACAGTAGTACCAGTATGAAGAGACTTTGATTTGAATCGTGGTATTTTCGGGGAATGGAATCTCAGTAATGAAATAGCCAATGCGATTAACAAAAGACCATTCACTCCATATATAACTACCGCCATCATCGCCATCACCATAGGTCCAGATATGTCTAGGGTCTGCCTTCTTGACAAACTCATACTCATCGCCATAGGTTTCAAACATAATGCCTTTGCCTGATTCATCTTGGAATGAGGCATTCTCAACTATATTATTAGGGATTGGTTTGTAGGTTTGGACCCATTCATCATAGTCCATCTCAATAAAGTTATTCATGGTGGTTTCTTTCTCTTAGGTGGTTTATATCAAGTATACAGGTTTGACATTAATCTGTCAACTTCATACGGATAATGTCATAGGCATCAATAGCCCCTGCGGTATAGTCATCCATCTCATAGTCACCCTCACCCTGATATTCATCACGGAGCAGGGTTAGTTCTTTAATGCGACCTTCAACAAATGCTAATAGATCCTGTGCAACATTATCTGCTGAACAATCACCACAGTAGGTTTCATCTGCATCATCGTAGGGAACAGAGGTTCCACAGCCATTGCACCAAGACTCATCACGCATTCCCATTACTCTGACTCCTCTGGTAGTTCAACGGTAGAGTTATACTCCTTGCCATAAACAACAGAGTAAGCAGAAGATAAACCATCTAGCCAGCCCTGTGCCTCTGTGCGTTCCATAGACTGCATGGCATCTCCATAGTCGTTCTCCTCTTCTTCCTTAGATATTTCTAGGAAGGCAAGAGTAGCCTTATCAATCATCTGCTCTAGCATTTCTTGTGGTGTCATTTGGGTCTCCTTAAAAGTGAAAATCAATTGGTACTAAAAATTGTATCAGACCACTAGACGACTTGTCAAGACGGTCTTTAATGTAGCCTATGTGGGCTGTGTATTCAACCATGTCGTAGAAGTAGGAATCAGATGAATAGATATCTGATAACAAATCCCCTGCTTTTCTTACATAGTATGAGTTCATATCAAACCGTTGCTCATCGTTTGGCTGTCCACTGTTTGAGATATAGTCAACCATATCACTGATAAACTTATCTGGCTTGATTCGTTCTAGGAATGTATTCATCTCATCAATACGGAACTGCTGACAACGCTTGATAGTCTCATTAAACTTATCAGGCTCATCCTTATATGAGATAACCATATCAGATGAGTTTTCATACTGTGAGTCAGACCAGCGACCACCACCTACTACGTGCCAGTCAGACCATTCAACAAAGTTGCCACCGTCATCATTAATTAATCTAGCAACAACTTGATTAAAAGCGTCCTCTTTATCTTCAGCCTCAACAGCCCACCAGTGTAGTGTATGCATTACATATTCTCCCTTACAAGATTATTACTAACTAACTCATCAATCACAACTGCGTTGCCATAGTGTTGGACAACCTGCTCAAACTTGTCCTCACCCCAACCACCCCACTCTTCTTCAATCTCATCAATCTCGTTTTGGTTGAGTTGGTCGGTATCCAGAATAAAAAGCGGGGAGCGAGAGTCAAACTCCCACCAATCGCCATTAGCATTAGAGATATAGATAGTCATTACTCTGACTCCTCTTCATCTTCTTCATCATCTGAGGTTTGTGTTACATCAATTGAATAGACTTCGCCAGAGAAAGCATAATCCTCATAGTGCCAGCCCAGTTCTTCTGCTTCTGTTTCATTATCTGCTTCTACTTCGTAGAAATACTCTACTACTACTTTGATATCAAATGTTGCCATTGGGGTCTCCTTTTTTTGGTTATATATTAATTATAGGGGTTTGAGTTGATTTTTACAACTTGTGGGGGTGTGAGGTTTGTCACATCATCAGGGCTAGTCTTAACTGTGGCATCTTCCCAGCCTAAAAGGATCAGTTCATCAGGATAATCACACACGCAGGTGGGAGCCTTCTTAAAGTCCTGGGTAGTGACTTCAAAGAGGGTATCACAGTAGGTACAGATAAGATTATACTTAAGCCAGGTAGTCATTATAGGTATCCTTCCTCATCTACACATTCAAAGCACCAGTTAAAGGTATGTCCATTAACTAGATAGGGAGCAGTATCTACTGGGTTTCTATCACACATATCGCAATACATTATTCCCCCTGATTAACTAGATAGGCACGGATTTCTTCAAGGGTATTGATGGCTTCCTCAGCCAAAACAATTATATCTTCTCTAGTCATTATCAGGTACAAGCCCTTCCTCATACATAGCGATTACATTCATGGTTTGGTGTAGGTTGCAATCACAGTCTCCCCCATTCATGTTATCCATGAAATCAAAGTGAGAGTAGTTGTCCTCATATATAGCGGTGATTAGTTCGTGTATGGCGTATGGTTTGTATGGTGTAGTCATAATCCAATTCTAGCAAAAAATGGGAGAAATATCAAATCGTTCTTAATCGTAAAATGTCCGAATTATGGTGGTTTGGTACGTAATCGTAATTGTGATTTAGGACACATCGTTCGAAAAATCTTGCGAAGCGTACGGGACTTGAACCCGTGATCTCTACCGTGACAGGGTAGCGCATTAACCAACTATGCTAACGCTCCATGCGGAGCAGTTTTAAATCATGCTCAGGATTTTTTTGCTATGCGAGTTGCATTACATTTTTTACAACTTTGAGCAAACGATTCTTCTCTGCGTTAATTGCAGGGTCAAATCCACTTGCGCTTGCGAGGATAGATTCGTTATTGCCACCACGAGCAGAACGATACCAGTCAAGGCGCTCTGTAAGTGCATTGAACGCACCCCACGCATTACCAGCAATCATGCCGTTAAACTCGCCTGTGTAGATATCGTTAATCATATCCACTTTGGTTTCCCACTTCTTGTTGCTACCCTTAGCGTCCTTCTCAGGCTTTGGGTAAGCAGCGAGAATGATATCATTGAAAGACTTAGCAGAGACCTCAGTCTCAATCATAGCCTTAGCCATTTTATCAAACTCGTCCATGTACTGATTAGCAAGACCAAGAGTCTCACGAGCAATCTGTACCTTGCCGTTAGCGGTCTGTGTGTGGCGAATCTTGAATGATTGCTTAGGGCCATTCTTCTTACGACCTACGCCATTGAGCGCAAGGTTAAGAGTATTAGCGCACACAACACGAACAGGTGTAATGCTTGCTTGAATAGCGATTGAGCCATCATGTGAGGTGTTAATGAGAAGATAAGTCTTTACCTTATCTGCAACACCGCTAGGGTCAAGAACAGTCTCACGCTCTAGTGCTAATGCACCGAACACAACACGCCCACCCTTGATAGAGCCAGCGGTTTCCCAACGACCACCGCCGTCAAGAATGTTATCACCGAATGAAAATAGGTCTTCATTCTGCAATACATGGTATCGCTCACCTACAACACCAAGAACATCTGTCTGTGTGTTATCGGTAGGATTGGTACGCAAAACATATTGGTATGCCTTGTCGCTTGTTAAGTGTGCAGGGATAGGCATATCTTCAAGACGAACATTCCAACCATTGAGGTTTGCAGCCTCTAACATTTCTGCGGTGGTTTTTTCTTCTGTGAATACAGTACCCAATCCATGCCATGCGGGTTCACGGAAAGAAGCAAAAGATGTTTTTCCGTTTTGTGTTTCTAGGTCATGTGCCATGAGTTTTCTCCTTTTGTTTGTTGATACTTCTAATCATACACCCACGGACTGACAAATGCAAATCAGGCTAGTTAGATATGGGATAAATCGGACATTCCTTAATGTGACTAAAATCACGGGATCTTAAACGGCGTGTCGTAACTTATCCACAGAGTTATCCACAGGCGGGTCGAAAAAAGTAGTGAGCCGTTTACATGGACAATGCTCAGGTCCCTTACCCAGTTTAAAGACGTGTGGCAGGTCTTGCATTCATAGCCCCCTATGAAATATTATCTTCCGCCTGAATTGAACGTGTGTCAACGTTGAAGTCATCAATTGAATAATCAAATGAGTCAACACTGAACTCAAGCCCATTCGCAACATCGTCTGCATCAACATCAAATGGAACTTCTAGTTCAATTTCAAAATCAACTGTTGCTGTAATTGTAACAGTCTTAGTTAATTCAAAGTCACAAATCTCAGCAAGCGCTTCTGCAACTTCTGCGCTAATGGTTCCATCACGCACTGCATCAACTACGTAGTTTTTAATTGAGTTCATGACTTCTTGGTGTGCACGACGTTCTGTAAAAAGATTTTGTGAATGTTCTGATGAACGGTCCTGCAATGAAATAATCAATGCATCCTTCTTCTCAATTGCTTCTTGCAATGCAGCAATCTGACGCTCAAGAAACTCTCGTGTCATATAGTATTCGTTTGTTAGTGTTGGCTTTGTGTGGTCCATGGGGGCCTCTTTCTATTGGTTATTAATATAAGTATAGCAATGGCCACTGACAAATGCCAATCCAGATGCCAGAGATCTTAAATAATGAGACTTAATGCCTGTGAGAAATATCACATGGATCGAAAAAAATGTGAGCAGTTTTGGCACTTGCTCAGGTGGTCTGCGTCTTTAGGTCGGCAGTAACCTTGCTCTAGAGTATTTCTATAATCGCCCTCATCAGCCTGGCGAATTATTGTGGAGCAGTTTTACTTCATGCTCAGGAAGTTGTATCCCCGTTGTTGGGAATTATAGGTAGCGAGCCACCGCATTATATGTGGAAGTATTTACAACTTCCTCGTCGGTCATCTTTAGAATACGGATTGCGTTTGAGAGTTCCTCACGCTTTTCCTTGTATTCATATTGGCTCATTGTAACGAAATCCTTTTCAGGACAGGTTGGCAACTCTGACTCTGAAACTGTTAGGTCAAAGTCAATGTTAAGTTGGTTGTTCCAAGAACGATAAGATGTGCGGAAGTTTTCTGCATTTTCAATATGCTTAACTGCATAAGCAACGAGTTCCTTCTTATACTTATCGTGCAACTTCTGCCAGTTTGCTTCGTGGGCTTCTTGTGTTGTGTAGTCAAGTTCTAGTTTGGCGAGTGCGCCCTCTAGTGCGTTGATTACCTTTACTGTTGCGATTTTTACTGATATTGCTTTTCCTCTTGTTGCCATTTGTTTATCTCTTTTCTTTGGTGGGTATATTTTAGGGGGTTTGGTTGAGCCTTTTTGCAACTTGCTCAGGTTGGTTCTCGCCCCTTATTTATAGTGCCTGTACGACCGACACTTGCTAACTACTTGTTAGTCCAAGTTGTGTAGCGTGTGTTACCATCTACATCTAACTTGACTCGGACATTACCATTTGCCAATGGCTTGATTTCCTGAATTGTGCCTGTGACCTTTGACTTCTGTGAAGTGTATGTGTCGCCGACCTTGTAAGTTGCTGTTGATACTGCCATGTTGTGTTTCTCCTTATTAGTAGTTGGAAGCATTTTTGCTTATGTATTAAGTGTAGCAAAAAATCTAAGAAATATCAAATCATTTCCCTAGATTTCTCATATTTTGAGACGATTTCTGTGTGATTTAGGTCACACGCCTAGTGTCCCGAACCCGCTATGGCTAAGATAGTGAGTAATAGGGCTATTAGATATAGCATTTCCATTTAGACCCCTCATTTTTTGGTTGCACTAAACACTATATCAGATTTTCCATAAATACACAAACCGCAAGATACGCAAGCGCTACCACTTTGAGAGATAAGTGGGATAGCCTTTTTATTCTCAGGGCATTTAGCCCCAGGGCGGTTAGTGAGTTCCTTCATGTCTGATTGTCCTAGTGCAAAGTTTTTTGCAAGGTATGCAAGGCGTATCCCATGATCTGTTTTGAGTCCGATACCTATTGCCTTATTCTCACTATCTGTTGAATAGTATAGTGAGAGATTAGGTTGGTCTTTAAGCATTACCGCTGCCGATTCAACACGGGTATAAACCCAGAATTGTACATGGCGATAATCCATGATTACTTGCTTCCATGCATATGCATATGTATCGCTAAAGAAATCTCCGTCCCAGTGGATACGGAATAGCAAGGGTGCGTCTTTCTTTGCACAGTCCTTGATAAAGTCAACTATCATTTCTTTAAGTAGTGCGACCATAGTTTCATAGTCTGCGTCTTTAAGTAAATCCCAGTTATGGAGTAGGTTAGTCTTTACTCCTGGGAATATCTTTTCCAATTTGCCTGCATAGCAAACAGTCTCACAGACAGTCGTTGCGCCAGGACATGAATAGTTTTTTCCTGCGGGTAGTCCGAATGTATTAGCAATACTTGCTTGTTTTCCGTTAGGTGTGACGGCATTAGTTACTTTCCTATCTTTGGAGCGTAGTAGTTTAGTCATTGATTGACCTTCTTTCTTTTCTTAATTCTAGCATTTGGGACTGACATTTTTTTCTATCGTATTTCTTTTTATTTGGCACGGCAGAGGCTGCATTGCTACGGCGTAGTTCCATAAGCCTGCGTAATTCCTCTGGTGTTTTTTTCATACCTTAATCATACCAAAAATCTTAAAAAATATCAAATCCAGGGTATAGGGAGAGTCTGCGTAAAACGGACATTTGGGACGGCGGGTCGAAAAATCTTGGGGGGAAGCCCAAGACTATTCATCATCTCTATCTACAAACACATAGAGTTTAAACATCTCTTCATGTGTGCAGAAGTATTCTTCTTCCTCGCCATATTCATTACGATGAGTGATTACATAGTTATCACCAGTAGCATCATCAGCAATCGCAATTACCTCTACAATATCCATATCAATATTGATCAAGTCACCCTCCATTAACTGGCTTGGTGTGAGTAGGTCTGCATATACTAGTTCCATGTTTGCTATTGTAGCAGTCATTTTATAGCCTCCACTATTACGTCGTCATATCCCAGTTCAATCATTTCTTGAGCCCAGTACTCTGCATCTTGTCTAGTTAGGTAGTTAGAATTTAATTCGCTACCGCCAACCCATAAGGAATACATTATTCCCCCTCATCATATTCTAATGATAGTGGAAAGTCATCTGACCTGTCCTCCCAGTCATCTACTGAGTCAATGAATACCTGAAGGTGGTGTTGCTCCACGATAGCCCAAGCAGGTGCGACTGTTGAATTCTTGTAGAGAATCTGAAAGTCACCCACCTTTGGCATATCAATCATGCGGTCATAGTCCTCATCATAGTAGGCATCAATAGCCTCAATGCAGGGAGTTACCATTTCTGCGGGGACAGGTGGATAGTGATTACCTTTAAGGTGATAGAGAATCTGAGTCTCCAAGTCCAAGACTGTATCCTGAATTCCTAGTGCTGTAATTGTTCCCATTATGCGACCACCTTTACTGTTCCGTTGCGATAAAATAACTTTGTATAGCATTTGCCTGTTGGCGTGTATAGATTAACTGTGCGGTATTCATTAGCCATACCCCAGTCGGTGAATAGGAAAAAGTTTTCCCATGCGCCATATTCTTTCTCATAGCGTTGTGTCCAATGAGGTGCTTCTCCGTCATAGGCACTTGTGATTACATATTCATAGTCCATTAGTATTGCTCCTTCTCGCAAGAACGACATAGTGTGTTGGTGGTACATGAGCAGTTAGATACTGTCATGAGTATTTCATTATCAAAATCACGATACATTATTTAGCCTCCGCTGTTAAAAATAGTGAGTTAATTTCATCTGAGTATTGCATACTTTCTGCAAGCATTTCTAGTGAGCAGTGTGAGCAGTAAATTTCTAATACATCTACTGAGTTTTCATTACACTTCATGCAAGTATATTCGGTCATTAGTTGCCTTCTTTCTTTGGTGTAGTATCTACCTTACCAGCAAGGACTGACATGGCGAGGGTTGTGTTTGCCTTGCGTGTAGCGAGGACATGGGCTTTGTATTCTTCTAGGTTCATATGAGACCTTCTTTCTTAAGTTGATATAAATATCCTATCATTTATGACTGACATTCTCAAATCCTTAAAGGTATAAATCGGACATTCGGAATGTGATAAATCTCACACGTAAAGCCTGTGGATAACTTAATGGTGGTTGTGGATAACTGCGGGTCGAAAAAAATTTGAACAGTTTTACATCGTGTTCAGGATGATCCGTTAGGAGCCGCTAATCAGAAGGACCGTTAGCAAAGTAAGAACTGCAATTGTTATCATCGGTTCAATAACCTCTCTGCTCTCAGCAATGCTTTTAGCGCTTTGTTTTGTTTTCTTAGGTCAACATTTTCTGCAATTGTGTAAACCATTACAAGACATGATGTTGATAGTGCAATTCCAATTGCGATAATTGTTCCAGTATCTAGTGTCATTTGTTGCAAGCCTCTCTAAACTTATCTAATTTGAAATTAGGATTATCAGCAGAAAACATATCCGCAAACTCATCTACCAAGTCCTCAAATGTAAATTGGTCTGCTATCAGAGGTTTGAAGTCAGATAGGATTTCTGCAACTGCTACGTAGTCTTTACGTGTCATCATTGTTATTCACCTGCCAATTCTAGAAACATTTCTGTGCCCCCGTCATTGATGTGTGCAATTACTGCCTGTAACTCTTCAAGTGAAGTTGTTTCTTCAATATTGATAAGTTCATCAACGGCATCTCGGTTCATCTGAATGAATACATCACCGATTAGCATGATTTGTGGAAGGTAGCGAGAAGTTTCTGCAACCTTTGAAACGAAATTAATTCCCTTATGTGTGAATGGGAATGTAGCGAATTTGATTGTCTGTGTCATTGTCTGTTCTTCTTTCTTTTAGTTATTTGTTTGGCATTTGCATTTTGTTATTTTAATTGTATCGCCTACCACTGACACGCTGGCCAGTGTTGAGCAATTATCACATAGATAGATGTGCATTAGTCCACGCACCCATCACATTGAGAGTAAGGGTCAAACTCGCAGAACTGGCAACCCATGAACTCGCTACAAGTTTTGCAATAGTAGCGGAACTGGTGTTCATCACAACACACGAACGCCTGTTCTGAGATATCATAGAACTCTGTTTGGTCAATAAACATTAGTCACCAACTTTTACTGCAACTGTGCGGTAGTGGTCTTTGTATGAGTGCGGTGTGCGAATCTTTACTAGATAAGTATCGCAACCCTCATACCATACCGCATGAGGGTGTGGCTCTGCGGTTACAATTTCACCCTGAAGTGTTGCTGAACGATATTGCTTACCTACCAAGAGGTTCTGAACTGTGTATACATTTGCTGACATGGTGTCACCTTCTTTTCTTTTTCTTTATATTTCAAGTATAGCATTTTGGTCTGACAATTTCACATTACTAGCCAGTAAATCCAGATAGTGAGACGCTCAAGGCGTGTGATATGTATCACATCAATTTGCTACTTTATTTAATTGTTATAGTATTAATACTAGCAGATAAACCTTAAAAAGTCAAACCGACACGCCGTAAATTGGGTGTGATTAAAATCATACTTAATGCAGATCACGACACGCCCGAACCCGTCGAAAAAATTATTCGCCTTTCACAAATAAATAGAATCCAGTAATTCCACACGCAAGTGAAAACCATAGCAACGCATTACCACTTACAAAAAAAGTTTGATAGAAACTCATTACATTCCCCATTCTAAAAAGTGAAATAAAAAGTTAATTAGAATCTGCAAAGATAGAACAAGGTTTGAAATCTGTTCTGGTGATTCTGCATTATCTAACCAGCCTAGGTACTGGTCAATGCTTTCAAATAGTCCTTGAATATTCATCGGTTTAGTTCCTCATTTTCTCTTAGGTAGTCTGCAAAATCCAGCAGACCTTGGTCATATGCAACAGGGTCACACATTTTTAGAACTTGTGAAGGTAGAAACTTGTAGATACCAATTTCAATTTCACCTTGCTCATCTAGCAATTCATTGTAGTATTCTTCAACAGCATTTATCATTTACTCACCTGCACAATCTACGCAGGTAGCAATTTCATTTTCTGTGAGCCACATTGACTCAATAGGCTCATCACATGAGCGACAGTTAACAGTTATCATTTTTATCGGTTCACTTTCTTGAACTCTGAGTAAGGAATCTCTACATTGAGTAGATTCTTGCCGTTAGTGCTAACGGTAGCGTTGCTAATTGTGTAGCGTTGCAAAACGACATGAGCCATTTTGGTTTCATCATTTATTGAGATGACATTTACTAGTTTGTGATTCACATAGTCTGAATCAGCATTGAAAAAATTGCCAGCGAACATGGCATTAACGAGAGATAGGTTCATTTAGACACCTTCCAATCTGACCAACCACTTAGGCGGTCTGAATCAAAATCCATGTAGAAACTTTCTACATTTTGTTCACATTCTTCGCAGAATGTATAAGCCACATCATTGTGGAATGAGATAGACTCTTTATGAGCCTTATGAGTAACGCATATTGCGTTATTTGTTAGTGTAGTCATATTGACCACCTTTCTTGTTGAAACCTTTTCAACCTTGTATATATACAAGTATAACAGGGGGGTCTGACATTTTGAGGGGTACAAATCGGACATTTAGGAAATAAGGGATTGTGATATAGACCACATTTTCATGTCTGACTGGTCAAATTGTGGTCATTTCCAAAGATTTTTTGCGACACGCCGTATTTGAACTTGACAAGATCGAACGTTCGAAAAAAATATGCACCGAAGTGCATACTTATTTACTTATCAAAAATCTTTAGCAACTCTTCACATTGTTCATCAGTTAAATGTTCAATGCTAATTGCTTTTTGAAATAAGTCAGTGATTTCATTCATTATTGAACCTCCTCAATATGGAACGCATCAAACTTAGCAATTTCATCCTCGCTAAGTGGATAGAGTGATTTGTTTAGAGCGAATACCGCTCTCATTTCATCTTCTGCCTCTACGACATAAGAAATAAGTACATTGTATTTAGTCATTAGTTTTTTCCTTTCAAGTGACCTGATATTCCTAGAGTATCGCAAGATACCTGCAACACTACCGACTTAGGTAGTGCATTACTTAGTGCGCTGATATATGTACGCACATCTGACGGGGTATTAAAGGCTAGTGCCTTAGTAGTACCATTGAATGAAGTTAGTTTAAGCGTTATCATTACTTAACCCCCTTATAGAGAAAATCCCACGCCTTACGGCAAATCATTATGCTTTCGCAATTATCACAGCAGATAGAGCCATGAGGATTTAGGTTTAAGTCATATGAATCTACATATGACACGGACTTACCGCACACAGACGGCATTGAATATAGGGTACTCATTATTTAGTACCACCTTTCTTTAGAACGGACATGATAGCGACATATCGCTGAGCGATTACTACCGCTTTAGGGTTAAGGGTAGAGTTGAATCTACCTTGTGAGAAATCGCTAGGGTATTTGTTAGCAATACGCTGAGCGATACGGATAGGGAGAGCATATGTATGAGGTGCATATCCTGCACTCTCTAAGCCAAACTCTATGGCTATATCCTTACGGATTTCGTTATAGTGAGTCATGATTGACTCCTTTCTTTATTGATAACCTTTATCAACTTTCTATACATAGAAGTATAGCAGGGGGGTCTGACAAATGGACTTGGACATTATGGGCGAAATCGGACATTTGGGATATGTGATTAAACTCACATTTCTAAGTATGACTGGTCATGGGTTGGGTAGCCTAAGCAGGGTAGCCTATGACTGGTCATGTGGATAACCCTGTGGATAACTTTTTGTCGACCAAAATTTTTGTGGTCTAAATCACATCCGACACGCCGTGTTTGGACTTGACTTTTTGACATTTCTATGCTATACTTCCAGTATTAGATAGTTAAAGTTTAACTATAAAAGAAAGGTAGTCAAAATGATTACATTAAACATTACTCCAGAGGCCGATTGGTCTATTTCATGCGGTGACGATTACTGCGACGGATACGGTTGCGATATCCACTCAGACTATCAGGGTGAGGCTTGTGAGGTCACAGGTTGCACCTCTCCAGTGTCTTCCTATCTAGTAGAGGTAGAGGGTATGGCCATGGATATGTGCCACTACCACTACAATGTGGGCTAAGTCACATGGCCCACGCTCCACATAGTGAGACTACTAGCCAGTATACTTGACAGTACGGCTTTTATCTGTTAGACTTACAGAGTAAGATTAAATAAAAAGAAAGGTGGTCTCAAATGACTACATTAACAACTACAGTATGCACAGTGCATACACCTCAAATGTCCGCTATCTCTACTATCTCAAACATGGCGTTTGATGAACAGTACACTTTCTGCACAACTTGTGAGCAGAACATAGAGCGTTGGGCTGATATAGACAACCCATACTCTTCATGGTCTAAGTGGAAAGTTACACAGTAACACACTAAGCCCCCTACAATTAAATAAAACAAATAAACTTATTAGAAAAGAGAAAAAATATGAATTGCAAAGTTATCAACTGTGAATCAACAGAACTAGTCTACTCAGGAACTGATGCCTTTATGCTAGGTATCCCTACTGAAACCTATTGCTATAAGTGTGCTAACGCTTATGCTCAAATAGACAGAGTTATGTCTAAAGTGCGTGAGGACTATCTCGCATCCGTCTCAACATCTACAACATCTTGCTAAGGAGATACAAATATGAAAATTACACTAACATCTATGCAGGGTAACACCCGAAACATTGAACTTGCAACAAAGCAAGAGGTTTATGACTTCATTGAATTGTTTAAGAGTACGCTACTACCTAACCAGCGCATGAAAGTAACTTGCGACCTACTAGGTATTGACGGATACCTGCAAGGGGTCAATAAAATTTAGCGGGTACCACTCGCAATAATTTTGCGGGTACCAGTGCAACTAATTTAGTGGGCACCAGTATGTAGAGCGATCTCCGTAGTGTGCTCACTAATTAATTTGCTTATTTTCTTGTGAGATATGTATCATACATCTGACAAAAATATTCAGATTTTGGCTATTTTGGTTTTTACAAAATTTTTCAGATTTCGGGTATAATGGACGGTATGGGAATATTAGATAATCTAGAATCTGCCTGGGATGAAGAATTCGTATTTGAATCCAAACCTATAGTACCAATCAACCATAAGGGAGATCCTATAACATGGGAGAACTCAGACCAATCAACAAGTCCAAACTAGGTTTGGTAAATGGGGCTATAGGTATAGTTGAGCCTAAGCCAGTAGAAGTAGATCTGGACGAAGAGGTTTTAGACATATAGACACCTGTCGCATTGTTTGATATACTTGATACATGGGGGAATATTAAATGATAAACAGTGGGGTAGATGTTCCTGAAAATGTTATAGCAATATTTAAAACTGCTGACAACTCCTTAACAGATGATAGATTAAATTCAATATTATTTAAATCTCCTAAACGCAGAGATTGGTTTGAGCCAAACTTCTATAGATGTTTGCCATTAGCCATAGGAAATCAATATGGATTTCAAATAGCCTGTGAGTTTGATTTTGGTGTAAAGTGGGATGGCACAAATAATACAGATGCCATAACTTTCTATTTCAACAAAGAAGAAGAAGAACTCTCTACAATGTTTCCAATGCTTAGTTCACATTTTGGCAACGGCATATTAACAATAACTGTTCCATTTGTAATAAGAACACCTCCTGGCGTAAACATTATGACGATAAATCCTCCAAACTCAATTGTAGAGAATATGACAGTTATGACAGGGGTTGTAGAAACAGATAATCTGCGACATAACTTTACATTTAATATTCGCATACAAAAGCCAAACGAGACTACATACTATAAAGCAGGAACTCCGCTTGCTGCCTTTATCCCTATTCCTAGATACTTTGCTGATGGGTTTGAACTTGTGATGGCTGAAGATATTTTTGATCAAGAAACTATTTACGAAGAGATGCAATCTGTAAAAGACTTTTTTATACAAAGAACTGACATAGATCCAAATCTGCCTAACGAAGTAAATAGACAATATTTCAACGGTATAGATGTTTATGGTAATAATTTTTCTGATCATCAAAAGGCTGGTAGATAATGTTAAACGATGGAATAAACAATGTGCCTGATAACACTATAGTTGCGTTTTCAGATAATTTAGATTTTGATATCAACCTTATTGATCACTTAATCACAAAGCCAGATAAGCGCAGGCAATGGTTTAATCCTGAGTTCTATCACTGTCTGCCATTAGTCATTGGTAACCAACAAGGCTTTATGATTCGTGCTGCATTTGACTTTGCTTTTGAGTGGGATGGTGGAGAAGGTCCTGAATCTATAAAACTATGGACTGATGCTCCTCATCATAATAGGTTTGATCCAATTCATTCATCTTTTGGAAAAGGGGTATTGTCAATCAATCCTCCATACATACTAAGAACTCCACCAGGAGTAAATCTCATAACAATAAATCCGCCTAACTTTATTATTCCAAATATCACAGTTATGACGGGTACTGTTGAAACAGATAATCTTCGTCGTAACTTTACACTCAACCTAAAGATACATATGCCTAACATAAAGGTTCAAGTATCTGCTGGAGATCCAATAGGATGCATATTGCCAGTGCCTAGAGGTTTTGCTGACGGCTTTACCTTAAAGAAGGATTACGAAGTATTTGATGAAGATGTTATTCTAGAAGAAATGAATGCAAGCCTAGATAGCGGAACACATAGATCTGAAATAGAACCTAGCATGCCAAATCAAGTTAGTAGACACTACTTCGAAGGAAGAGATGTTTATGGCAACTATTTTGAAGATCACCAAAAGCCTTAATTATTTAAAACTTTTGCGGGACCAGAACTGATTCTTATAAGAGTGAAAGAACCTAGTATGTAATGCAATGCTATTCTGATCAGCGCTCTCAATGTCCCTATTAGATCTACTTACCTCACTTGTCCAGTTTTCTCTTCTAAATGGAATAACCTGCACTAGCGGTGTTCCAGCAGGGATAAGACCATGGAATGTTTCATCTGTTAGCACAAATGGAAAGTTCACTGGTGAGAAATAATGATCTGTATCTACAATTCCAGGGAGTATGGTTATTGGAGATTCTCTATTAAACGGTTGTTGGAAAATACAAGAATATCCTTTAGGTGTACGAATTGACCAGGGACTCATAATCTTAGGAATATCCAATCCATTATTCATAGGATGAAACTCAGCCTGCTTCTGGCTATGATACTCAATAAGATCAAAGTTAGCCCAACTAAAGAGTGGTTTGTGTGTTCCATCTTCTCTCACAGGGTTATCAACCCAAATATCGCAGGGTAGAGGGATTATATATCCCGAAGTCAAAGAATCAAATACTGGCATACACTGTTTAATCGTCTTAGTAGTACCTTGCCCAATGTTTGGCTGCTTGACGTTACCCATATAGTTCTCTGTATCCTTATACCACTCTGGCAGTACATTTTTTGCTGGCTTAGGATAGAACTCTTCTGGCACAAACCTCATTAGAGTAAATTTGATATTCATTACCATTTCCCTACTGGACAGGAAGCCTTGTCAATCAAAGTCTTCAACTTCATAAAGCAGCCACATTTCTTACAACTTAAATTTCCTTTACGAAAGAACTCACAGCCCTTACATATAGCCAAACGCTCTGCTGCTATCTCTTCAGGTGCTCTAGGAGATCCGTTAATCAAATCCCAAGGCTTTGCATCTTTACTCATATCTCTATTATAGCCCATATAAGGGTTTGAAGCCACTTTTAGACATAGTTGGGAGTGTGTCCCATAGATTGTCTATAGGGAGGTTTGCTATCCTCTATTTTCGGCTTGACTCGTATCCCGCCGAATTTTAAACCAGTATCATTATATATATTGTTAATCTTAAATAGTGATATAATAATCCTTATGACTCCACAAGACTGGGCAGCATTTATTCTTACAGTTCTCACAATAGGTGGAGTTCTAGTAGGTGTTATTAAATTTTTAATTAAGCACTACCTAAGCGAACTTAAACCGAATTCAGGATCATCGCTAAAAGATTCAGTCACTAGACTTGAAGAAAAAACTGACAAGATGTTTGATCTTTTGATTGAACATATTAAAGATCATAATAAATAATTTCTTCTATATATAATATATACTATATATAAGTATATAACTTTTACAGTATATTCTTTTCTTTATATATTTTAAGTATACACTATCAATACCCTGGCCATTTAGGATAAAACGGACATTTGGTATATATCTATTTATAACTCTTTTATAACGATATTATTCTATAACTATTTGTTATCAAATCCTATATATCTGGAAACTTTAAAATAATGAGTTATAATCTTAATTGCTGGCACTCAGGATCTTTCTACCCACCCCACTGCTCTTGAGTGTCCAGCATTATTATTTATGGTATAATCATTGATATGTGCACACCAACAACAGAAAAATTTGGGGCCACCCCAGCAAATATTCAGTGGGCCGTTGTCCGTGGAGACTATGCTTCATTTACAGTCTCATTTCTTGAAAATGACGAAGTTACAGAGTTTGATACAGATGGCTGGGAATTTGCTGCTACAGCCTATGATCCTACCACAGACGTACTTGACGAACTAGAGGTTTCTGTTGATGGTTCTGTTGTGACAGTTAGCGCTCCAGCATCTATAACTGAAAACTGGGGAACCAAATACAGATCAGTAGTTGCAGAATTATCTTTTGACTTACAGGCAGTAATTCCAGATGGATTGTCGACAATTACCTGGACTCCAGTAATAGGAACAATCTGTGTGCTTGGAGATGTTTCTCCAGTATCTGCAAGAGGCACAATTGGGGGAGTATCATAAATGATAATCAAGATTAAAGACGTTAATCCTAAACTTCCACCACTTATAAAAGTTAATGGTACTGTTTTTAAAGTAAAGAAATAATTCATGGCCATATCAAAAAATATGGATGCTCCAAAAACTAAATACTCTGAAGTAATTAAGTCAACAAAGAGTATAGAGTCTAGTGGCACTGAGTATGTTGCTGTTCCAGGCATTCAAGGAGAAAAAGGTGAAGTTGGTCCACAAGGACCAGCAGGCCCAGAAGGTCCTAGAGGCGAAAGAGGAATTCCAGGTAAAGATGGCAAGGATGGGCCACAAGGTCCTCAAGGCCCCAAAGGAGACCCTGGTAGAGGCGGGGGAGAAGGATATGAAAGTCCTTCAGGTCAATACCCAGGATGGGCATACTATGAGAATAAAAACAAAAAACCATTATTTCTAGGACCTGATAGAGGAGATGATGGTTGGGTTAATATATTAATGGATGATGATGAGAATAATAATATTTTAAGGTTTCTTCCAGAAGGATCCGCTTCACTGTGGAATACAGTTACCCAAAGAATTAACTTTAAGCAACTTAAGGTGGGAGCCAAGGTAGATATTAGATATGATATAGCATTGACTACCGACACAAATAGCACAGAGGCATGGATAAGAACTTATATCCCAAAGGTAGAATCCCCTACTGGATATATCGGAATGCTCAAGTATAAGTATCCCTATGAAATGTCTATTCACCAAACCTTATATGTCGATTTACTAAAGATTAGGTCAGAAGGCGCAATCATACAAGCAAGGGCAGATAACGAAAGTACCATCTTCCTTAAAGGTATGTATATTTCAGTTTCTTAATGGTATAATAAAACTAGGAGGAATAATGGCATTTCCAAGCACTTATAATTTTAACTACTATCGTGGTGACACGGCAGAATTTGTTGCACGTCCAAAGAACGCAAATAATGGATCAAACTTTGATCTTACAGACTATGATGCAAGTTTTACAATTGCAAACCAGCGTGGAGCATTAGGGACACAGTATGATGCAGATGCTGTAGTTAATGAAACGACAGATATTGTTACATGCACTATTACTCCAACATTAGGACGAGAACTAGAAGCAGGAACATATGTCTATGACGTTCAAATTGATAACGGTGTTCAGATCTATACCTTGCTTACTGGAACAATTACAGTAACTGATGATATTACTGGAGCAGTTTAATGGCAGATGTTGTATTATCAAATGATGATATTACAGTACTTGGGCCACCAGAGATTGTAGAACTTCTTGTAGATATTGGTCCAACTGGTCAAAGAGGTAGTAAGTTTTTTGTTGGTTCTGGAGAGCCAAATTCATTGACAACAAGTGGATCTATCTTTGGTGAAGTTATTAATCTATATGATATGTACATCAACTCTACTCCTGGAGTAAACTATGGATACCTTTATCAGTATAAGTCTGAGACTGGTGGAAATACTTGGGTTCAGGTCTTAAAGATTGCTCCAACACTTTATTCAAAGCGTCACACAGTTACTTTTGCATCAGGAGAGGCATCAGTTGCTATTCCAATTGCAAATATAGTAACTGTTTCTGGAACACCTCTTACAGCATCTAACTTTAATGTTCAATATAGTATTGAAAACACAGTTCCAATTGCTTCTTCAGTTGAGATCCCCGCACTTTCTGGAGCAGGCACAAACCTGGTAGTAAATTTAAATGCTGCCAAGTATGCAAGCAGTACCTGGTCTAACTTAACAGGAGAGGTAACGGTACATATCTTTATATCTGTAGTTATCTAATTATGGTATAATCTTGATGAGGTGAAAATATGGCAGCAGAATCAATAGGTACTTTAGTACCAACAAAAATTCCAGGTTTAGCAGACCAAGCAGATATTCAGGCTGCACTACGTCTTTATCATTACGGATCCTATACATTTGATACAGCAGAAACAGATGCAACAGAACTTGTAAATCCATCTATTGCATATACACTTAATGATCTGCAGGATCAGGTTGATGCATTATCTGGTGGCAGCGCAATTTCATCAACAAGTTTTAATGCTAAAGGAGACATTCTTTCAGCCTCAGCAAATGATACACTCTCGGTTCTAAGTGTTGGTTCAAATGGCAGAGTTCTTACTGCAAACTCTGCAACTGCAACAGGTCTAGAATGGTCCATCCCAGAAGTAACATTATCAAACTCTGTAACATTGAGTGGAAAAACATTAACTGCCCCCAAGTTTGCAGATCTTGGATATATAGCAGATGCTAATGGCAATGAACTTATCGTTATGGATACCGTGGCTTCTGCGGTAAATGAAGTTAAGGTAGCAAACGCAGCAACTGGTGGAAAGCCATCAATTGCAGCACAGGGTGGAGATACAGACGTATCTTTAAACCTAGTCTCAAAGGGTGCTGGAGAAATTCAGTCAAATGGTGTAAGAGTAGCAACTAATGATGACATTTTGTTATCTATGGTTGGGGCATTATAATATGCCGTATAATAATATGGAAATAGAGGAGTAATTTATGGCAACAACAATTAAGGCTTTTGGGCGTGGAGCGTTTGAAACTTCCTCTGCAACACTATATGAAGTACCATCTTCTACTACATCTTTAGTCACAAATATTGTAGTTGCAAATGCAAGTGAGACAGATGCTACATTTACTATTACTTTTGATGGTGTAGAGGTAATCCCCAACTCTACTATAGTTGCTAACTCAGTAGCAACATTTGACATGAAGCAAGCATTGGCTACAACTAAGATTATTGCAGGTTATGCAAGTTCTACAGATGTAAAGTACCATATAACTGGTGCTGAAATTGCATAATAA